CCTTTAGACTTTGTTCGCCCGTCAATGTATTGAAGCGCGCCCGTTGAATGGGGAAGATATTGCGGTCGTGCGTGTGTCCTGATACTACTATATCAGCATCCGGCAAATATACCGCTTTTCGGGATGCCTGGATAACGTCCTTCGTAACCGGACCACCACCGCCGTACCCGTGGTGATAACTCATAACGGTTTTCGTTTGCCCGCTCTTGATGCTTGCACGAAATGTTATCCAACCCTGGTACGTTGCGGTCTCGCAGCCTACAATCTTTGCAAAGCGACCTATCAAATCGGTCTCCATTCGCTTTAGGATGCTTGTTTCGTGGTTGCCAGGGGTAACCAATAGCAGGTTATCTTTATACGGCTCGAAGTACGCCGCACAATCTTCTACGATTGCGTCCAGGTAGTTGACTACGTTGTGTTCCGGTCTTATGCTTTCTTTGTTCCCGCGTGGGTCGTATTTGCCCTGCATAGCGCAAAACAGATCGCCGAAAATAAATATGCCCGCATGATTAGTACGGGCGTATTCGAGGTGCTTTTTTAGCAGCACCCTATCGCAATGGGGATTATCCCAGTGAACATCTGAAAGCAACAAAAAGCGCTTCCCCGCTGCGGATGCGTCGTAGTCAACGAATACAGAATAGGGTTGCGCTTTTGTTGCTTTCATGGGGCTATTTTCTTACAGCATCAAAGACGAAGTCTAAGGCTTTTTCAACGAATACTTTCAAGTCGGGTGAAGCGTTGGCCTTATCCAGGATAGGGCCAAGTACGGCGTACTTCGCCAGTTCTTCAAGTTCTTCGCCCTGGATAGCCTCTTTGAAGTACGCATCCAGTTGCGCTTTGTTGTCCTTGTTTTCGTCGGTGTACATGCGAAGGATGCGCACCGCGTTCAACTGTGCGAAGTCCAGCAGCGCAAAGTGCGCCGGATCTTTGGTGTTGGTCAGCACGTGGTCAGCAGCCTTTTCTACGAAGTTGGCCAGGTCGGTGTTGATCCACTTCAGGATAATCGCCCGCACCTGTTCAGCGTTCGCCGGATTATCGTCGTTGAGGGCTTCCAAGAGTTGCCGCACCAAAGGGAAGACAAGTTTGATACCGTCCTCCACCATCGGGTTTTGCACCTTCTTTTCTACCATGCCTTCCGTGAAGTTCAACCCCAGGTTGGCAACCGCTTTGACCACGTCCGAGATGGGTCTTTTGTCTTTGCTCATTTTATTTTGAATTTTTTGGTTACGAAGTTCAGTACTATCTCCAAAACCGCCTTTGGGTCTTTCGCCACTTGCTCAAATACCCCTATCACCACATCCAAAGCCCGCATCCCCAACACCCCCAACATAAAGCCTACTGCGCGGTCAGGTAGTTGCACCTGCGTCAATGTCAGTACAGCCTCGGTCAAGTATTCAGCGGCGAACGCACCGCCGATGATGATGGCGAGGGCTTCCCAGGGTGAACGTTTCTTTTCGCCCAACATCCAGGATAGCACACCGCCAATTGCGCCCGATGCGAAAACATCTATGCTGTCGGGAGTTGGCTTAAGGTCTTGGAGTTCCATTGTTTTTGTTTTTCTTTTCCGCGTTCAGATTCACAAACACCCATAGCCCTATGAAGAGCAATAGCGTGTACATTAATATGAACTCGTAAAGGGTCATGCTTTTATCTTTTCTTCCAGCCAATGCCGACAAACCGCCCACGCGTTAGGTGACGTGTTAGAATACTCCCATATCGCCGGGCTTGTTCTTTTTGGGTCGTCGTCGGTGTGAATGGTGTTGGCCATTATCCCGAACCGTCGAAACCCAGCATCCCAAAGCGCCTCCAGGAATACCAGCCAATCTTCCAGGGTGCGAAATCCAGCGGTGGGGGCTAAGTCCACCGCATACCCGTTTTCGTGTGCGCTGTTCTTTACCGCGCCCGGATAGCTTCGCCTGATCCGTTCGGCTGCTTTCACCGTCCTGAACCCGTGGCGGATGGTGATGGGCTTTCCGTATATCTCCCTGGCAGAATCAAGTTTCAGCAGGGTAGATACACGCATGTGTTTTCCCGTGCCTGGTTCGCCCTGTGCGTCGAACTCCGCAATGTTGAAATGCTTAATGCTTATCATGCCTTACTTCTTTAACCGGATGATGAACTGCTTATTGATGTCCGAGTACACCCGTGGCGCTATCCTGTACACGTCCGTGTTGTCCGATGCTGTCGGATAACCTACGATACGCAACATTGTATCTGCGAAGATAAAGATACGATACCCTTTACTACCAAACAACAACCGCACGTTACCGTTAGCAGCCTTCACAATGTCGCCCGGTACAGCGGCGGCTGTGCCTACCTTTACAGTTACGTCGCCTATCAGGTCGCCCTCAAATAATCTTTGTATAACTGCTGCCATGCTGCCTAATCCGACGGTATCCGTTTGGGTGTGCATCAACTGCCATTCCCTGATTGCTTGAGGCTTTTCAATCACCCGTGCCGCATGATAGGATAGTTGCCGGATAGCGTCTATTTCCTGCCCCGTTACCGCGTTTAGTGCCGTTGCGCTATCACCTAACAACCGCACTTGCGTATCGCTTTCCCCATTCGTGTACAAGTACATCGTATGCTGAAAGTATTGGTACGTCGTTGTTGTCGTCGTGCCTGTCGTGGTGTACATGGCCTGTCGGGTCAGCCAAGCGGAATCCCTTAACAATTCGCGCTGTGCGATTGCGAAATAGGGTAGAAGGATGAAAAGAAAGATGTATTTCATATTGTTAATTTTTAAGTGCCTCGTTGCATAATTATCCAGTTCGTACCGTCACTGACTAAGGTACACCATGCGCCGTCTGTTGCCGGAAGTATGGCTGTACCCGCTGCAACTCCGTCAATAGGCACAACATTGCTTGTCGCGCTATTTACGGCGTATGGTTGTATGGTTTTCACCATTATTTCCCTCCCAGTCCAGCTTGATGCGGTTGGGAGTGTTAAGGTGATGGCCGCTGTTCCATCGCAAATAATCCAGTTCGTAAGGCTATCAACCGTGTGGGTGGTTGTTACCGTCTTAGGCGCATTGCGAGATAAGTTGCCATTCACATGTAAGGTAGCCGACGGCGATGCGGTATTGATTCCGACCCTCCCAGACGGCTTAATAGTTAATCGGTCGGTTTTTACAGGAACGCGCGACGCCGAACCGTCGCTTCGAGGTGATGTGAAAATTGTGAAATCTATTGGCGCAAAAGTATCTGTTACTGTGCCTACCACGTTTGCGCGAAAACCAGCCGAGGCAAATATACCCCCCGTGGCGTTGATTTTTGCGCCCCATGAAAAAGTACCAACTTCGTCGCCGTTTTGCACCGCACCTATTCCGCCACGTCTTTTTTGGAATACCACATATCCGCCTGACGCCCCAACATCTGTATTAGCTACTGTTATCTGTGGCGCTGAATTCGCGAGACTATCTCCGTTGAGGTTGAAATAGTTTCTGGCCTGTATCCCCCCGCCATTAACAGTAAGGGCGAAGGCTGGAGCGGTTGGCGATGTTACAGCGGCGTTTAAAGTTGCTGTTCCTGTTGCAAGTATTTCAAAACGCAAAGTGTCGTTCGTCGCAAAACTAATCCTATTCGCTAATCTTGAATACATCCCAAGTGCGGGTCTATTCCCAGTCGCCGACGATGCAAGAGTATAGTTTCGAGCGTTTACCCCGCCCGAAAAACTACTGCCACCTGTTACCGTCAACACGCTATCCCCGGCTGCCGGGCTATTCCATATCCCTATCCTGCCATTAGATTGCACCAACACCGCCGACGTATCCAACAACCCGTTTGCATCGAATTTTGAAAAGCGGCTGGCCAGTCCAGCCGCCGGGCTTCGTGCGGCGTTCACAGGTTCGCGCCAGCCTGAAACGCTGTACCACTCAAAATTAGCCTTATCGGTGTTGTATCGTATATCGCCGTTTGCACTCGTGCTTTGTTGCGCCGTCGTTCCCACGGGTATCCGTATTGCCGTCGTGCCTGCCACATGCAAAGGACGGGAGGGGGAGGAGGTGGCTATGCCGACGTTGCCGGAGGATTGCACCCTCATTAGTTCGGTCGAATTATGCTGAATAGCTAAAGGTGTTACCGTGCCGCTACCTTTGGGCGTGGTAGTTTGCACAAACACTCCAAAGCCTGTGCCTTGCGTGGTATCATTTTTGAAGTACCCGCCGTATGAAAAACCTGCGGGGCTGTCTGTGGTTGCGCTGCCGTATATGCCTATTGTTTCACCAAATAAGAATGAACCGCCCCAGTTCTTACTGACTGCTGAATACACGCCATAAGAACTGTTGCGGGCATTTAGTGATATGGCAATCCCGGTATTATTGCCTTCGGCTGATGTGCCTGCAATCGTATTAAAAACCCTTACCCCGGTATTGTTTTGGTTTACTTGTCCGGGCTGCATATTTATGCTTACAGCGTCATTCGTAGAACCTATCACATTGCTATTACTGACAATGTTAAGCGCCGACGTTGTGCTGTTTGGATTGTTGATATGTAGTTTTGCCGTTGGGGTTGTGGTGTTTATGCCAACGTTGCCCCCTTTTTGTATAACCATTTGCGCCGCCGGAAATGTTGGATTAGCGTTTGCCGATAACCCGGATATATTGAAATACAATGTGCTATCTGCTCCGTTTAGCGTTGTTGCCGCCGAAAAGAATCCACTTGCAGCCCCGCCGCCGTTCCACGCAGTAAGCTGGGTAAACGCTTGTTGGTCTTGCGCTCCGACGCTACGGTCTCCATACATAAAGCCAGCATAAGCAGATGGATTCACTAAAGAGTAGAATCTTGTTCCGACTGGATAGCCGATAAAGCCTCTTTTGTTGATATTGGAATGATACCGCCACATGGTGTACCCATTAGAATAATCCCTTATACTTACGGTATCGCTTGTCACATCTACTACGCTATTTCCAACCGTATTAGCCCCTGTAAAAACAGCTAAACGGTTGGTAGTACCGCTAATCTGAAAATCCCGCGCAAAGACCGACGTGTCCGACGTAAGAACTGCGCCCGTGGTGTCGCGCCAAATGCCCTGCGCCGTATTGTAATATAGGGATGCGCTTGAATCGGGTGATGTAACTTCAACGTCGTGCAAGTCCCGCATATATGCCCCGGACGTTACCCGCACAGCAATAGTACCGTTGGACGCGCTATGTACGACAAAGGCAATAGGTAGCTTCAGAAAGCCGTTGCCCGGTTCTGTCTGCGTTAGCCCGCCCAATGTGTCCACATCGGCGTATAGCACCGCGCCTTCGCTGTATGCTTGCGTATTGACCTGTCGAATTTTGCCCTGTGACATGGCATAACCGTCCGCACCAACGGCAATATCGTGCATGGCAATGCCTAAGATGTACATAGCATCTATACTGCCGTCGGCAATCATGTGCTTTACCTTGATGCGCCCGGATGCACCCAGCGTACCCGTTGCGCGTAACACCGTGCCTTTCGGTATCGTTACGCTTGTATCGTTTCGCACGTACCATATACCGGGCAAAATGGGGATTTGTACGCTGTCCAGCCCGCCGTATTGCAGATAGCCTTTTTCAGCGCTGTATTTCAGTTCTTGCTCCGATGCGTCGCCTTCGTTGATGTTGAAGGTGATGGAGTCGAATGGCATTGTAAGGCCACCGCCACCGCCCCCGCCGGACACCAGCCGCCAGGCTTTAGCCCGGTATGCGTAGAGATTACCGCTGGCCGTGTCAAGTAGCATCCATGCGTTGTTTAGCCCGGACGGGTCTAAGGTCGTTGTATCGCCGATTGCGCCCCGATATACAAGTCCGTCGCCCGTGGTCTGCCAGCCTAAACGGGCTTTGTTGCCTGTTGCGGGGTATTGGGCGAAGGCCTGTAAGCAAAAAAGGCTACTGAATAATAAGAAACTCCACTTCATAATTAGCCGTATCATAGTGCGTTGTGCTATCTATTATTATATCTGAACCGCTCACACTCCATTGACTTTGGAGCAGCTTTTGACCATTTTGATACACCTTGATTACCGCCTCGTTCGACGGCAATACGCCGCTGTTTTCGGTAATAGTAAGGGTTGCGGATGATGTGTTAATAAATTCCTGCGTGTACACGTTCAAAGACGTTATAGCGGGCGTAGAAGTTCCACCGCCGCCCGTTGATGTGCCGCCACCGCCCGCGCTGCCAGACGATCCGCCGCCCGCCGTAGTTGGTACACCGCCGTCGCTTCCTTCCGGTAAGTATTGAACTGCGTTTTCGGTGTACGATGCGGACGTTTGCAACTTGAACCAATCCCCGCTGACAATGTCGGTCTTTAAGTTCCAGGTCATGTTCTGACACGCCCAATCTGAACTATCCCAATATACCACCCGGTGCGGTTGCAGGGGTAGGTAAGGCGCGTTCTTGTTTTCGTATGAAAAGCCCGTCAAACGTTTGACCGGGGTAATTTGTCCGCGTATCGTTTCGTTTACAAGTAGCTGCGAAAAAGCTTTTGCCGTTCCGCTGTTGCCGACGCGCCAGCCGTCGGACAATACCCAGGTAGAGGTATTGTCGTTGTATATCTCAAGGTGTCCAGGGGTAACGCTGTTCGGGCCATCGCCCATTAACGTAGTGGCCTGTATGGTCTTTGTGGCCTGGTTGTTGTTGGACGCTGAATATCGAAGTATATCACTTTGCCCGTCGAATGTGCCATCTTCCAGGACTTCAAGGTAATTAGAAGATAATTCCCAGGATAGGGTAACGTCACTAAGGGTAGGGCCTACTACAAGCTCCGTGCCTGTCATTGTGAAAGCCTTGTAAAATGCAGGGGTAAAAGTCAATGTTCCCACAACGCCAGACGGTATAGGAGGGGTAAGAAAACTAACGCTGAACACCTGCGTAAGTTCTTCCAGGGTAATGATAGGGGATAGGATATAGTAGCGGTCGGTATTGGTCGTAGTCCATTCCGGTGAAACGCCCGCAACGCCACCTTTTAAGAAGTAGCCTCCTATCTCTATTTTGATGCTGAACTGCAAGAAGAAGTTATCGAACGTAAGCGCCTGCCAGTCTGTAACCGTGCGAAGGATAGCGGAGTAATTAAGCGCAACCGTTCCAGGGCTTCCGTCTATTTCGTCCGTTGGGGTAACACTTACAGGACTGCCGTTCAAAAACGTCTTTCCCGCTAACAGGTTGCGGCTTTGGATGTGGTTGTAGTCAACTGTAACAAGTTCCAGCGGTGGGAAGAACTGAAAGTATCCGCCGCCAAACCGTATCAAATCGGTAGTTCCTGGACTTAATTGCGCGTTTTCCAGCCGCAAATCAACGCTGCTTTCGGTGGATGCCGAACCGTCGCTTTTGTACGTGAACACCGTCTTTGATGTTGCCGCTGAAAGTTCGTTGACTTGCATCAACCAAAAAGAATCGCCCGAAAACACGATACGAGCACCCCATGCCAGGCATATCGCCTCTAAAACTTCGTAGCACGTTTTCAGTTTGTTGTTACCCTTGTTGTCCACATAGTAAAATGCCGTGTGCGCCACGCGGGTGTTTGCTAAAGGGTCTTTGCTACTGCTATATGTCCAGGTTGTTTCATGCCAATTCACCAACGTACGAAGCACTACGTTAGTATTCGTACCGTAATACAGACTAATAAATGATAGCTTGTTGATGCAGTTCAAAACGTGCTGTACAATGGTTTCTTTGCCGCTATATGGGTTGTTTAGTATCGTGCCGTATTGCACCCCCTTCAAGAAGCCCAGGCCATCCACACAGCTAATATTCGCGATATATCCCAGGTCGGTGGGTACATCTTCGATGCTTGTTAGGTCGGTGGTAATGTAACCTACCCACCGCGTAATAACGCTGAACCCGTCGTTTGTGGATACCGTAACCGTAAATCTGCCTTCCGGTGCTATCACCAAATCCTCTATGAAGTCATTGAGTGCGTCGTTGTTGACTATTATAGAAAACTTGCATTCGCTACCAATGATAGGGGAGTAGCGTTCTTTTGAATCGTCTCCACGCCAAACTATCTGCAAATCCGTTAGGCTGAACCCCGACGGGCTACTTGCAGAGGAAAAAGAACTATCGTCAATGGTTACACCTATTGCCGTGCCTTTTTCCGTGTAAAATGTTTGTTGGAAACGTGCTGCCATTAGCGTATCCGGTTGTTAGCGCGTTCTGCGTTGTTCACTAATATCAGCAAGTCATTACCCGATATACGGGCCTCCGCTATCATTGCCCCGCCTCCGGGGTTTAGATAGTCCTTCAACTTTGATAGCGGTGCAATTACTTCGGGGTCAGTCCTGGCAGCGGGGTTATCGCCTACTATTGCCGTGGTAGGGCCAAAGGCTAATCCACCTTTTGCGAGTTTGGTAAGGTTTGCTGCTTTGCTTTTGACAAAACTACCAAGCGCAATAAGCGCAACGCCACCAACTATTGCGGCAATAGGGTTTAGGGTTTGTAAAGCCTTCTTTATACCTTCAACCGCTATACCTGTGGCAACTGCAAGTTTACCAAGATTGATAAGTGCATCCGCAATAGGTATAAGAATAGTTCCGATAAGTCCGCGCAACGTCAAAGGTGCATCCGCTATTTTACCCAGGAACTCCCCAAAGCCAACTGCAAGCCCTTCAAGTGCGCCTTCCACAATTTGTTGTGCCGATGTATTGAAATTATCCAATGCCTCTTTTGCGCGTTTTAGCTTTTCTTCTACCGCAGCTAAGGCAGCAACGTCCATTTTTTCAAAGTAATCACGTGTCGAATTCGCAGCTAATCCAACTTGTGATAATATATCGCGTGTATCCTTAAATCTGTCGTTAGTCTGTTGCGTAGCAAGTGCACTATCTGTTTGTGCCTTTTTTATCGTTTCAGCGTACTTTTCAAGTTCATTTTTAGTAAGAGTTATTTCCTCCCTACTAAGCAATGCTATATCAAACGTTTCGCGTTTTACGTTCTTTTGTTTCTTTGGTTTTTCCTGTGATGTTAAATCAAACGGCGCTGATGTATCGCCAACTAATCCCAGGGCCTTTTGCGCGCCTTGTACCTGCTCCTTTATCTTTTTAACCGTTGGTTCAAGGTAGTTAGTTGTATCCTCGAAACCCTTTGCAAATCCAACGGCAAAAGCCCTGCCTTGTGAAATCGGGTCAAGTACCTGCAAAGACTTTCCAAATTGCGTTGCAGCCTTCTTGAACTCGCCTTCCTTTAACAGCGCAAAGCCTTCAATCAATGCCGAAAATGAATTTTTGGCCAGCTTTGCAAATTCTATGAACGATTGCCCCACACCATTAACCACGCGGCGCACTCCTTCAAACTTGTTGTATAAGGCAGCGACGGCTGCAATAGCGCCCAGGATAGCAAGAACGGTTAAGCCTATCGGCCCGGTTGCAGCCGTGAACGCTGCACCAAGTTTAGGGCCAAGTCCTATGATTACCCGAAAACCCGCTGACAGGGTGCTGAATAGCCCTACCAACTTTGCCGCCACAAACAATACAGGTCCGATCCCCGCCAGGATAAGACCTAAGACTACGACAAATTTTTGTGCGCCCGGATTAAGCTGCTTGAACCACCCCACCACCGCTGCTAACGCATCAGATAGCCCATTTAATATTCCTTCAAGGTTTATCGTTTCGGCGATTATCCTACCAAGTTCCCCCAACGAAAATTTAAGGCTATCGGTAAAGTTATCGAAGGCGTTTCCTAATCCCCCGGTTGCTTTTTGTACTTCCGGCAGGCTTTGCAGGGCTTCTACCAAACGTTTGTTAAAGTCCTGTGCGCTGATGCCTGTGGCGCGTATTTGTTCGATGTTGGCCGTTCCAAAGGCTTGCTGAACCGCTTTACCCAACAAGGGTACATTTTCCTGCAAGATGCCGAAATCTTCCTGCAATATCCGGTTCTTGCTAATCATCTGCGTGAGCTGATATTGCACCGATTCGAGGTTTTCGGCTGTACCACCCGTGGCAGCTATGGCTGCTCCAAATGCCTGCAAAGTACCCCGCGCCTCATCCGCTGATAGCCCAACGGCCTGCAAGCGGATAGAACCCCTCACCGCTTCCTCGAATCCCAGGCCAGGGGCACGTGCTGCCTCTTTCAACTTTTCAAGTTCAGCTGCCGCCGCTTCGCTTGTACCCATTACGGCAGTAAGGCCGCGTTCCAACTTATCAAAGTCGGCAAAGGATTTCACCGCCGCCGCACCGATACCCAGGATAGGCAGGGTTAAGTTTTGGGTCATGCTTTGCCCTATGCCCTCAAGGTTGCGGGATAGTTCGCCCAGGCGCTTTTGAAGGCGTACAAGAGACTTTTCAAATGGTGTTAGGTCGAGGCCTAACTCGGTATTCATTTTATTTGCCATGTCAGAACTTGTACTTTTTAGCCCATTGGCGGTGAATACGTTGGAAAGCCTTTTGCATGGCGTTGTTGATAGATGTCAATGCACTTGTAAGCGCCGCGTCGGTTACTTTATCTTTGAATGATTTTGCATTCTTGTAAAGCATTGCGGCGTAAAAGCCCGAAGATGTTTTAGGGCTTTCGCCTAATGTTTGTAATTTACCAGATACGCGACGTATAACGCGAGGGCCTACCGATACATTACTATCTTTTTGCTTGAAAGCGTACATGGATTGTCGAAGGTTTCCAGGCTTTATTTCAACTTTTCCAGCTTTCGCATAGTAGTAGTGAGGTTGCGCGGCTTTAGGTATCTTTTTTTTCGCTGCATTGCGCAAAACTTTACCACCAGCTAAAAGGACTTTTTGCTTTTCTTTTCGTGTGCCTACTTCGTCAAGATAGCCACGCATATTCTTTTTAAGTTCCTCTATCCCGGTGATTTTAACTTTGGCTTGCATTTCGGTCTATTTACCCCACTTTGCGCGGGCTTCGGAATCCCATTTGTCGTATAGCGCTTGCTTCGCTTCTTCGCTCAACGTTTCCTTTGGTTGGGCTTTTTCGGTCTCCCAGGGGAAGCGTATCAAGTCAGTAGGTGCTAAATTCTTCCCACGTTGCAGATGTGGCTGCAACATGGTACAAGCTAACCACCGTACGCGCTCCCATTGTGTTTTTTCTTCTTCTTCGCTTGCTGCGTGATTGGCCTCTATCGCCCAAACAATGTGCCGCAAATCGTTTTCCCAGTAGTCGGCAGGTGCGATGCCATGCCGGATAGCGGATTTATAGACACTTTCAAGGCTTAGGCCCGCTTCGCCTTCGCCTTGTTCCCGTTTCCCTGGCCACCGGGCATACTGTTCGCCACGGCTTCCATGCAGCGTTCCATTAGTCCTTCCGATTCGTCTATCAAGTCGGCGATGTCATCTACAGTAAGGTCAAAGTCTTTACGCTCCTTTCTGTGTCCGTCCTTAAATCCGTGCCATATCAGGCTAAGGAGTAGGGTAGGGCGCATTTCTTTTTCAAGTTGCGCAAAGTCGTTTAGTGTCAAGTTGTTTTCTTCACAAAAGCGGGTGAGGGCTGCCATGCCCCAAGAAAAAGGCAGCATCCCCCGCCCGGTTTGAATCTGTTTTGCCGTCATATCCTTAATGATTTTTAAGATGCCATTGATACCGCACCCGTAATTGTCCAGGTTGCAGAATACGTGCTGTTTTCTTCGACCGCTGCTGAAAATTCCAGACTGGTGATGTACGCCGTGCATACCCAATACGGTACGGCGGTCGAGGAGGAGGTTTGCCGGAATCGCACCTCAAGGGCTGTGCCTGACACATAGTGCGTGAAAAGGTCGTCAACGCCCTGATTGGTCGTGTCAAAGGCAATAAGGCCTTCCGATGTGAGTGTGCCGGAACGACGGCCAAGCGCCGAAGATGTCCAGCTTCCAACGTTATCCTTTGTCAGAGTATCCCGCGTTTCCACGGTCAAACTCATAGAGCAGTTTGTGGCTTCGCCGATGGCGACTCCAGAGGCGTATATGCGGAAATTAGTTCCGTTTACTACGTTTGCCATTGTTTAAAATTTATTCGTGAAAAAACCGCGTTTCTTTTTCGTTTCAGGGGCATAGAAGTTGTTAACCTCTATCTTTTGGGGTTCTGTTTCCTCTTTGGGCTTTGCATGTAAGTCGCGCCGGGTTTGGTCGTTAGCCTCAACTGCGATGCCTTGACGGATCAGGTCGAAGCCTAAATCTTCCGTTACGTCGGGTTCAGCGCCTGGTTTCCACTTCCAAAAAGGCTTTAGTATCTTGATTATCATCTTTGGTGTCGTGCGTTATATGTTTGCTCAATTACATACACGTGTTTGCCTATCTCCATGTTCATGCTTTGCTGTCCGGCAAACCGGATGCTTTGTAGGGTGATGCCGCTGTAAGTTCCAGGGGCTTTTGCGTCTAAGGCCGTGCGCACCGCTGATGCGATGCTTGCCATGTTATCGTAGCTTTCGGAAAACACCGCTACCGTGAACTCTACCACGTCCAGGGAACTTGCACCGTCCTTTGTGTCGGATGGGTCAGTACCTTCTATGCTGTATATCACAAAAGGGTAGGCCGCATTTTGCGGTGCAATGTCCGGGTAGATGCGCGTACTGATTAGGCTTGTTACGCCCGTTGCGCCGGATAAAATGCCGTATATCGCTGCTCCTATCATTTGCGAAAATCTGTTTCTATCTCCATGTGCATTCGTAACGCATCGGGCGTTACGCTTACAATATCATAGTAGTTGTTACGGTACAGTATGCGGTGCTTTGGTGTTACGTTTGCATCGTAACGAAGCGTAAACATTACGCCCTGTGTTGCCGTCTTTTGCCCCGCTTCTTCCATCTCTTTGTTTGCGGTTGGTTTTGCTGATACCGCTGCCCAGCGCGTT